CTCGCGATGCTATATAATGTCCGAGCAGGTAGAGGCACTGATCGCCCCTTACCGAACCCGAACTCGGGGACCAGCATACGATCCAATTGCAGTCGTGTTTGATCGTATTCTTCTTGGCCCTGGAGCACACATGAGTCCTCGCTTTATGCGTATTTATTCTGTGACCAACATCATTAACTGTGCAGACGATACTGCATGTCCTTTCTGGGCCCGTCGGCATCTGGGTCCTCGGTATGTTAGTTTGGGAGCTGAAGATACTGAACAGACAGAAATCATCCGCGATTTCTATCCTAAGTTCGAGGAGACTATGGACAGGTTCTTACGAGATCCGCAGTGTAGGAAAGTGTATGTTCACTGCCACGCAGGAATGAACCGTTCGGCTACTCTAGCTATTGCCTATGTTCATCGGCGTTTCGGGATACCGATGATGAAACTAATTGAGTCTGTGGCCAGACAGCGTCCCTGTATCCTCACCAACCCTGCCTTCCAGCGTCAACTGGTAGAATTTGCATCTCATCCGAAGAAATAAGAAGAGGCTGCTAACATGTGGGCAAATGTTCAGAGCTCCATCCTAAAAGTAAACGATAATCCTGTTGGCGCTGTCAATGCGGGAATGGATACGGTACTGGGTCCATCTTTTGATTACCTCCAGACCATCCAGTCACCTGCACAGAAAGGCGTGTCGTCCGACGGATCGTTTGACCAAGTGTCCACCAATATTGGAGCAGTGCGGAGTTATGTCGGAAACCTTGTAGAAGGACCCAAGGTTGGAAGCCAGTTTTTTCGGGATACGGGCGGATACTGCAAGGCACCTGGCGGAAGTGTTGTGAAGCGCTCGACCTACGTCAACAATTATCTGGGCGGAGATGATGCCGCAGGTGTTCTTGGAGAAGGTTTTCAGAGGGCTGTTCAAGGATCGGGGTTTGATGGTATTATTCCTGGAATTGGGGGGGATCTCGCGTCGATGAATCCCCTGAAAATTATGAATGGACTGGTAGCTGACGGGGTTCCTCCTTGCGAAGCCTACACGTGTCCAGTGGTTGACACAAACGGACAAATCAATACCTCCGACACCCAGTTCCTCACACCGTCGCTCGAATTGAATATGGGTCTTCCTCCTCCTGGAGCAGGGTGCCGACGTGCTGCTGACCAAGGAACGTTTGAACGCCGTGCGGCAAAGGTGGTGGCGGATGAGACCAAGTTGCGTGCAAGTACGACAAGGACGGAAAGATTTGCAGATTACGTCCCTGATACTTACTACGCTACACCTCTCATGAAACTCGAGTATGCGGACCCATTTGCATACGCTCTTTGGGGAGTTGCCCTAGCATGCATTGTTGCCTACATTGCCACGAAATAACGAAATAATAGCTTACAGGTGGTCAACCCAGATTCATAATAGTTTGGTATGTCTTCGGACGTGTTTAAGGTGAAGAAGTCTCGGGAAGGAGGAGGAGGAAAGAGGGATCAGATTGGAACGCTGGATTCTCTTCATGAACGCCATATTGACGAACTTCAGCAGAAAACAACAGATGAAGCCATTGCGGCTCTGGATGAACATATTCATCAGCTGAAGAACGATCTATCGGCAACATTTGATCCTTTCGAGTTCGGGGACGTTATGCGGTCTACGCGTCTACGAAAAGATTTGGAGAGCCTGGAAGACGAAAAGGCCCGTGCAGTTGAAAAATACGATATTCAGAAATATTACTTGGATAGCGGAGATATCATGCTGGATTACTATGCCCCTGTAGTGAAGAAAACTGTGTCCAAACTTGATGTGGGAGGAGCGCTTTCGGGAACATTCGATAAACTATTTTCCGTGACTGAAACGGCTGCGGGACCGTCGAAGAAGAAGATGTTTGACGAATATATGTCCCGTCGTGGTCTATCGAATGGTCTGAACATTGCGGAGAACGCGGATAATATCAAGAAGATGTCAGAGCATTGTGCGCCCTGCAACATTCCGCGCGAGGAAATTACATCGGAAGGTATTCTAGTGTGTCCCAAGTGTGGGTCAGAAGAGTATGCTCTAGTTGTTTCTGACTTCCCAAGTTTCCGTGACCCACCGAAAGAGCGAAATAATTATGCGTACAAGAAACAGAATCACCTGAACGAAATTCTCAACCAGTTTCAGGCGAAAGAGAGCACGGAGATTCCTGACGATGTGATGAACGAAGTGATTTGCGAAATCAAAAAGCGACGTATCGAAAATATCGCAGTACTGACTGAACAGAATATTCGTGAGATTCTAAAGAAGCTGGGACGAAACAGATACTATGAACACGCTGCTCATATTTTATCGCGCTTGAATGGTAATCCTCCGCCGACGATTACGCCTGAAATTGAGGACAAGATTCGGGCGATGTTCCAGGAAGTTCAGGCTCCTTACCTTCTTTACTGCCCAGATGAGCGCCGTAATTTCTTGTCGTATTCCTACATCATTTACAAATTCCTGGAGTTGCTGGAGCTGGATGAGTATAAGGTCCACTTCCCGCTTCTCAAATCCCGCGATCGGCTCATTCAGCACGATGCGATCTGGAAGAAGATCTGTGAGTATCTGCAGTGGGAATTCATTCAGTCTATTTGATCAATTTAGAGCTGCGAGATGGGACTCCTTCGAATACCACCCATTCTTCCCGCTATGAACATCCATAATACACTTGAACGCATACTCATACTTCTTCCCTACCTCGAACATGTCGTACAACTTGACGGCACGTTCGTGGATATACTGACGATCAAACTTTCCATCTATAGCCATTTGGACTCCAAGTACATAGTCCTGTAACGTATGGCACCGAATCCCAGTCTTCAAATTTTCTACGGTCTCTGTCTGTGCACCATAATCCTGGGTCAGTACAGGAGTTCCGCACATTTGCGCTTCTACCGCCACTCCACAGAAAGGTTCGATAAACATTGTGGGAGCCAGAAGAGCTGTGAGAGATCCCAGATACTCTCCCCGCTCCTTGCCTGAGATAGGGGGTTTGTACACAATATTGGGATACTTCATGAACGGTTCAGGATTTCCTTGGCCGCACAGAATGAACTGAACATGGGGCATACGTGATGCTACTTCCATCACAATATGGCAACCCTTGCCATCGTAGATACGACCGAAGAATCCCACTGTATTCAGTTTGGGGGTGAGAGATAGAGGCCAGTGACGGGCATCAAAGTAGTTTGGAACCACAAACCAGTAATTCTGTCCCCACTTCCCCGACTTTGCGAGCTCGTGATGGAGCCACGCATAACTTTCAAAAATGCGGTAATTACGAGTTGAATCGTTGTATCCGATTCCGCTCTCGCAGACCACCATATTCAGATCTTGTAGGGCACGATTATGAGAAATGCCGAACGGGACACACACGATATCGGTAGCGGTAGAGCGATAGTTTGCCTGGAGAATTGGGCGTAGACGATCGTTGAATTCGATGTAGAGAGGGGTTGACCAGTTTCCTAGATCTCCAATAAACGATTTGTGATCCGCCAGATGCTTTACGGCATTGTCATGGGACATCTCAGGGTGAAGAAACTTATACGACTGAACACGAAAGAAATCCCACTCGTCACGTGTCATCAGCTGAATATCCCGAGTGGCCCCTGTGGTAGACCCTTCGACGCCGTAATGATAGACTTCGAATCCACGCGACATCATCATCTCAGGGAATCGTAGTACCTTCCCCGTATACGCACAATGACTGAAATCGTCATTGGTCACGGTATGTGGTAGGGCCAAGATATGGAGACGAATAGGAGTCTCCATTTACATACTAACGTTCGTGGATACGTAAATGGAGGCGGAAGGGATTTCCTTTATCGTCCGTATTCGCAACGAGGAAACTACCCTCGCTCGCTCTGTGAGGTCACTGATTTCTCTAACGATTCCTCATGAGATTGTTCTTATTCTACATAGGTGCACCGATAAAAGCCCTGAGATCGCCGTCTCCCTTGCGAAAGAGAATCCACACGTGCGTATCGTCACCTACGACCACGAAGTATCAAGGGCAGGTTACGAAACATTGGTGACGGATGCAAACTCGGATCACAGTTTTATTCGGTATTCCAATTGGTGTGCAGAACAGGCTCAGTATCCCTGGATGTTTCGGTGGGATGCCGATTTTGTGATGACTCGTCCGCTACTGGACTATATCAACAAGCAGACGTGGATTCCTAAAAACACGAGGGTAGGTCTTACCGCGAAAAACAAAACTCATTCAAATCAGGAATACTATCTCCACCAATCATCTGTTCTGACTACGAAACATATGTTCTGGGAGGCGGCTGCGTTTCCAAACGATGTCGCGTGTCTACGTCTTGAAAACGAATTTTACGTGATTCACTTATCCGAACTGTCCGATATAAAACCGTATTGGAAAGAACCGCCATGGTTTGAGACTGATGACTCCCCCGAGGCTCGCAAAGTCAAAGAACGGTACGATAAACTGGTTGCCGAGTTTGGGCCCGAACCTCTAGGCATGGCAAGGGCCTCAAATCCCGAGTGTGTCATTCTATTCGGTAAAATTAAACACGCAAACGACTGTGCAGGTCCATCCTATGTGAACTTCCTTGCGTAAAACGGATTAGGGAAATGGAGTTTGGTAAAGAGTAAGAACACACGACTACAAATGAAGCCCCGTTTCTCCGCATCTGATGTCGCATCTCTCCTCGGCCGTAATCCGTATCGCAGCAAGAATGAATCACTCCTTAAGGTCATTTCCATGATGCCTAAATTCAAAGAACTTGTTCTAGATGTCAAGAACACGATGGGTGCTAAGACCGATCGTGAAATTGTAGCGGGGGCATCCCCTGCTGCAATCAAGGCCATGTGGGCCTCCGTAGATCAGTCTGTAGGAGCCACGTCTGATGCTCAGGTGGAAACGGCTATCAAGACCTTCAAGCAGGAGCATATTCGCCAAGTTGTCCAGGAGACCCTGGAAGGAAAGCGGACCCCTACGTGCGTTGCACTTGAAGAGGTTGTTGCCCGTGTTCTTGCAGGCCAGACAACCATTGAGAAGGAGATGCCTACCCTCTGTGCCAATGCTGAAGTCAAGACCGCTATTGAGACGACGCAGGAACACCAAGTTCTGGCCTCCGAGATCCAGAAACGGCGTGGAACCAAGTTGGAGGACAAGGCCGAGAACGATCACGCAGCGGCTACAGGGATTGAAGTGACGGGCCGTAATTCGTTCGTGGACTTTGAATGTGATTCGTACCGCCTTATCGGGTATCTGGACGGAATGCAGGCCGAGAAGGTCGTGGAAACAAAGAACCGTAAGCGGTTCTGGACAGTTCCGCCAGCCTACGATTTCGTCCAGCTGCGGTGCTATATGTTCATGAAGGGCAAGAAGGACGGCGTTCTGCTAGAGAACTTCCCTGGTCGCGGTCCTCGCACTACCGAGGTTCCGTGGAATGATGAGCAGTGGGCTGATATTCACGACGGGCTGTGCGATGTCGCACGAACGATTGCGAATATTACGGAGGAGGATGCCAGGGATCTAGCTCGCAACGTGTTTGCTGCAACGAAGACGTAAAATATTCAGGGGCAAGATATAATAATAAGTAGCATGAGCTCATCAGGAACTCCGCCCCCATCGTATGTCCCCCCTGCATCCACAAATGCGGCAACGGACCATGTCATCAACTCAGGTGCAACTACATCCTCATCTCTCCCTGCTGGATCCCCAGGTCGTACGGCAACTACATCGTCACAGGCCAGTGCAGCTGCGTCTCTCCCCGCTGGATCCCCTGGTCTTAAGCAGATGACAGATCTGACAGGAGGAAGTGCTACGTCGTCATCATCGAAAGTTTCGGCGGCGGGAGGGGAGTCTAAGACTGCGGACTCTGCTGCTCCCACCGAGAAGGGTGCCAAGGTCCGCGCCGCCTTTTTGGGTCTATTTGCCCTTGCATGGGTCCTCTTTGGTGTCGCTGCCTTCTTTTTCTCCCTTGTGTGCTTCGGTCGCTCGGGATCGTTTGGCGAGAAGGTGTTTGGATTCTTCCTTGCCCTCGTGTTCGGCCCCTTCTACTTCGTCTACTATTTCGCTGACGGTGCTTACTGCCGTGCGAACGCCCCGACACTCTTTTAAGGTAAAACGGAAACGTAAGAGTCTCATTGGGTAAACATCAGACAAAATGCTTCGAATTGCAGATACATCATCACAACAGGCTCCAGAGGTTGAAACGAACTACACGTTTCCTCTGGATCCCTTTCAAAAATGTGCCGTAGCAGCTATCCAGGCCCGCGAGAACGTTCTCGTCACCGCCAAGACAGGCAGTGGTAAGACGCTGGTGGGCGAGTACCAGATTGAGTACTCGCTCAAGCGGGGCGGGCGAGTATTCTACACTACCCCAATCAAATCTCTATCCAACCAAAAATTCAACGATCTCAAGCAGTTATACCCTAACAAGGTGGGCATCATGACGGGCGATATCAAGTTCATGCCCCAGGCCGAAGTAGTGGTGATGACGACGGAGATTCTGCGGAACCTTCTGTTCAAGATCGGGTCATCAACGGAGGGCGTGGGGTCTACGGCCTCGCTCTCGCTAGACGGAGTCGATGCTGTGGTCTTCGACGAGGTCCACTACTTCAACGATCCAGCGCGAGGAAAGGTGTGGGAGGAATGTCTCATCCTCCTTCCACCGACGATTCGTCTGGTTCTCCTCTCGGCAACGATTGATAGTCCAGACATCT